ATTTGTAATCAAATCCGAAATCTTTTGCTATTTGATTCGGGTCTGCGCCTAACTGAACTAATTTAGTCATCGTATCTACTTTTTTATCCATTGTTTCCGATTTCTCTTTTTCGTAAACTTGGTTGAATGACAAATGTGCCCATGATATTTTCATTGTTTCAGGATTATAAACATATTTATAATGTTTTACGAATGCCTGAATTAATGCGTCACCTTTCGCTTGTAGGCTCATCTCGGTTAATGAAGCTCTCGCTATTCTTTGATTATCCCAAGTGCCTTTTCCGATTGCCTCGATTACGTCCTTTGGAATGTTATACATATTCCCTATAATATGCAAATCGTTTAAATAGCTTTCGTCAAGTGCTAATGCCTTAATGTTATCGGTAAATCTTTTTATATCTACGGGTGTTTTTCCAACGTGTAACCGTTCTTTACCCTCTAATTTGCTCTTAATATCTTGTTTTTCTACTTCTCCCATTGGTAACTCGGTAACGTCCTCAAGCGCATTCTTACCGCTTACCATAAACTTACGGCTAAAGTCTAAATTATCCCTTTTCGCTTCTAAACCAATATTTGAGTTTGTAACAACTTTATATAAAGCATCTAAACGACTAAAACCCTCAAACCAATTTAAACCGTTTGAAGTGTCCGCAATGTGAATGATGTCTTTTATTTTGTAAGTCTTTTTTGTTCTATCGTCAAAAATATAATCAATTTCACTTTCTAAAAGTTCGTTATAATTTTGTTTTGATAGATAGAACTTGTCAAATTTTTCTTTAGTCTTTTTAGGAATGTCCATTTTAGAAACGTTCATCCAATAGATATTATCCTCGCTATCGATATTTCTTGAAGGTGTTACGCAGTAGGAATTGCCTAACGTTTGCCAAAACATAAAGTCCCAAAGGAATTGGGATTGAGTTTGGAACGGATTGGGATTTTGAAACTTTTTTAAAAGTGGTTCTGGAAGTTCAAGTTTAGCTAAAGAAAATATATCAGACAAAAGGATTGCAATTTTCAACATCGCCGGATTGTCTAATACTAAACTTAACTTGTCTTTGTTTGATTCGTGTGGTAAATATCCTTTTTCAGACTTAAATAGCTTGAAGTCAGAAATACTATAAAAGTACTGTTTAACGGGTTTGAAGTATGAAAATATGCCTATATCATGGTTTCGGGCTTACCCCATTTTGTAATTACTTGGCAAATATAAGTCTTTATTTTGTAAATACAACTAATTTGAAATAAATTATTCTAAAGAATCTAAAATCTTTTTTGGTGTTAATTCTTTCGGAATTGTTTTTTTCGGCTCATTGTTTGTTATTTCAATCGTTTGTAGGCACTTTGTGCATCTTATGAATGCTTTTTCAATGTACATTTTTGGAATGTCTGTTTTACGGTTACAATGTGGGCAGTTTATCCCCATTTTAAAATATATTTTTTGCGTGTGTTGTCGTTAAATATTACCCAAACCCATGCGGACGTTTTGCGAAGTTTTACGTTTGCTGGAGTGTTACAACCCACATAAATCGTTTCTTTTTCTGTTTTAACGAAATGAATTGATTTTGTTTCCGTGAGTTCTAAAGTTCCATTTTTGGTAACTTTTAAAGTGTCTTGTGCTAATCCGGATAATCCGATTAGTAAAATTGTTGTTAAAATTAGTTTTTTCATTTTGTTTGGTTTAAATTCGTTTAATTATTCCTTGTTCTACTAAGTGAAATGCACCGTAACGTACTGCATCGATTGTGTGGTTGTTTGTGTCAATTGGTTGTTCTAATTGATTGCCGTTTCTATCTTTGTCCCATGCGTACAGCCTTTGTTCTGTATCGATATTTGTTGAGTTTTCCGTGTAATAAACATCTAAATTTTGTAAAATATCTATTCCGTCAATAATTGAGCCTTGTAATTTATGAACTGCCTTTGCGTATTCCCAACCGGCACGACGTAATGAAACTATCTTCGTCGGTCTGTTGTTGTCGCAAATTATAGTTTTCCCTTTTGGTATTTTTATCCGATTGAAAAGCCACGTCACCAAACCCTCATCATTCGCTTCGATTTGTATCTTTTCAGTATTGGTTAGTCTTTTGCGCCATTCATTCTCTGATTGGTAGTTCAACTCTTTTAAAAATAGTTTACCGTCTTTGTATTTCATTTCCACAACCCCGAAAGGGTCGGAAGTACCCCAGTCCACACAAATAATGCTCTCTGATTGCGTTTCATTGAATACTCTTTCAGGTATTGGGTTCCAAAAGAATATGCGCCCCTCAACGTTCCCAACAACACCCAATCCATAAACAAGCCATTTATTTGCCCAATATTGATTTTTAACTGTACCGTCTAAATTGTATCCTTTTTCATAGTAGGCTAATATTTCGTTTCTTTCGGTTGCATCTAATTGGTCGTTGTCTTCGAAAGTTAAAACCAAATGTTCACAATCTGAACGGGTCATTATTTCTTTGTGATACCAAAATTCTGCATTCGGGTTAAAGTCAATTATTATTCGCTTGGCTCTGGATGTCAATTCTCGGTAGGTGTCAAACTTTACTTTGTTTGCCTCATTCACAAACATCACATCTGACCGTAAACCCTTGCCTATATCCGCCTTGTCTAATCCAATGAAGCGAATAAATGAACCGCTGTTAAATTGATAGTGTACTCCATCTTTCCAATTGTCACGGTCGAAAACTCCAAAGGCTTTCATTATTTTAATAAAGTCTTTTATTACTGTGATTCTCATTTTTGAAAGCTCATCACTAGCAATGTATATTTCTTTATCTTTATGTGAAAGAGCGTGATTTATTAATATGATTAATATTGAGAATGTTTTCGACGCCCCTTGACCGCCTTGCACACCCCAAATTCTTTTTTTAAGACTAGATATTTTCAGTAGCCCCGTTGTCGTTTGTATCTGCATTTAGTGGGTCATTTGAAAGGATTTGAGTTGTTGTTTGGGTTATTTCCTTTTTATCAATCAATCCTAAATCTTTGGCGATTATATTTGCGTTAAAGAAGCCCGAAACAGCGCCCTCGAATTTTTGATTATAGATAACCTCCCTTATACGTGTAATGATTTTAGAAAAATCTTTGCTATTTTCATCCTCTTTATCCTTTAAAGCGTTTTCAAATTGATTAAAATACAAAGTGTTTACGTCTAAATAACCACAAAGAGCGTGTATCGTGTACGGTCTTTTTTTTGGTATTTCTGCAAGTTTTATTTCACTACCCATTCCTTGACCGATTGAAACTACTTTTGCCTCTGATTCGTAAAAAGGATTGTCATCTACCCATTGGAAATAATCGGTTGCGCATTCCCATAGGATTTCAGGAGTGGTAAATATCTTATCTCGTCCATGTTTTGCTCTTAGCTTCCAAAATTGATTCCCTAGAGTTGCTGACATTGTTTTTTAATTTCCGCAAATATACGTTATTTTTTTATAAAAGATTAAAAATATTTTTAAACTTCAAACGTTTTCAAATAATAATATATTTTGGTTAGTTCTTTTAGTGTTTTTGTTTCAGGAAAAATAACATATTTATCTTCTGCTGTTTCAAATCTTGAATGAATATCATGTCTTGTTATTCCGAACTTTTCGAATAACTTAAACGTATTGTTATATTTTTTTGATTTTAGAAAAAATGTTTTTCTTTCCTCTAATATATCAACGCTAAATTTATACTCCCCAATCTTTACAACCTCGCCAACTTTTAATATTTTTGGGTTTGTTAGGATTTTGTAAAGTCTTTCTGTATTATTTAATCCAATTGTTGGATTTACTTTTCCTGTGAATAATCTCATTTTATGTACATTATCTATACTTGTTTCGTCACTCATGAAATGAGCTCTTAAATCCTCATAACAATTAAACTCAATTTTTGAAGTTTGATAAAACCATTCAGGAAAAGATAGGTTTTCCCAATCGATTGATTTTTCATTTTCAACTTCTTTCGGTTCGTTTTTAACATCATTAAATCCAAGTTCTGTTCTTAACTCCAACAATTCATTGTCGGTTAGTTTTATTTCGTAATTTGTTTTTTTAGATGTAATTTTTAGTAAATTGTCATCTTTGCTTTGTGATAGTTTAAATGTTTTCATTTGTTTTGGTTTTTTGGTTTTGTGTTTTTTATTGAAATTCCTTTATGTTTTATTAGTTCGTTGTTTATTATTTGTAAAGTGTCTTTTACTATTTCATTAAAAAATACCTCTGTTTCGTTATCAATTAACCATCCATAATCCTTTTCGAGTGTTCTTTTTATTTTTTCTACTGTTATATTCATTTTGTTTTATTTTTAACTCCTATTTTGTTAAGGTGAATACTAGGTTTTGTAAATCATGTAAAAACTCAACCTCTCTTATTTCAAAGTTTTTGTAATATACAGTAAACTTATTATCCCAACTTACTTTTATATCAATTATTCCTTCTTTATCGTAGTATAATCCCGTAAATGCTGACGGTTCATATCCTAAATCAACTAATAGTTTTTCTGTTAGTGGGATTGGGTATATATTGCTAATATACGGCTCGCTATTACCTTTGCTTACCTTTGTGAATTGGTTTATTTTGTTGCTATTTATTTGCTCAATTGACGATATTTCAAATTCATCGTCATAAACATAATTTCCAAGCCTTAATTCGTTTGATAATATTCCCATATTCCTATTTTTGTTTTTTTACTTAATCCTTTTAAGTTGTTAGATATTGATGTAATTCCTATTCCTGTTTTTAAAGATGCTTCTTTTATGCTTTCGTATATTTCGTTTTTATTTAATATAACTTTTCTTTTGTTTTTAGATGGCTTACCTTTTCTAGAAATAGACCATTTTCTTTTCAATTCATCACTTCTTATTAAACCTTTGTTTTTAATCCCTATTTTTTCTTTAGTTTCTTGTGACAAAGGTTTTCTTATTCTATTTTTTTGGTATTCAGATATTATTTTTCTTTGTTCTAACGTTAGTTTACATCCTTTTCTTGAATATTCACCACCTGTTGAATTATTATATCCATATAGTCTATTGTTTGTATTAAATAAAGCTATTAATTGAATTTCTTTTTCTAACATTTCTTTTTTTGAATTAGCTTCAAAAACGATTTCAATATTAAACTTTTCAAATCCGTATTTTTTCATGGCATTATATAAATGATAACTTTTTTTATTGGAGTTACATTTATGTTGTTGCCATCTTATCTTTAATTTTTGTTGAGTTACGCCAAAGTAGATTTTGTTATTTACTAAATTACTTATTTTATATACTATATATTTCATGTTACAAATATACAAAAAACATTCGTAATTCGTTTGCATTCATCTTACAAAGTATTAAAGTCAATTGCTAAACCTTTTTCAATTAATCCGAATACGTCGAAATTCCATTCAAAAAGTTTTTACATAATTCCATATTTAACAGTTTTAAATGTGGGGGTAAAAATCCCCTTTGATTAATAACAAAAGTTAATTTAGTTCTGCTGTACAAATATACAAAACTTTTATTAATTGTTGTTTAGTTTTTAATATTTAACTTTTTTTTAACGTTTTAGATTATTTCCTAAATGATTTACCTTTAAATTCTACGATATTAAACATTTTATAAACTCTATCATAAACCCTTTGCCCATATTTTGAGTAAAATTCATAAATAGCTTTGTCAATGTCATTAGGGTAATTTTGGTTATAATTACAAGTTGCGTGTGTCAAAATATTATTACGCTCTCTTATTTCCAAAATCTCTTTAAATAATTCGGTGTTTCCCCACGCCATTGGCTCTGTTTTTAAATCGTCAAAATATCTTTTCCCGTTTATTGCAGAATCATAAATATAACTCCTTTGCTCTTTTTGTGCGTTTTCATAAGTCTTTACAAACTCGGCGGTATTAATACCTATGAATCGTAAATTTGAATTATTAAACACACTTTCAAACGCTTTCATTATCGAGCTTTTTCCATTCCCAACGTCTCCGACAATTAACAATCCTTTATTAAAATCCATTTCGTTTTTTACGAATGACTTAAATTCAGGATCACGTAAATAATAAAGAAATACTGATTTCAGATTATAGGTTGTGTCTTCATTGGCTATAAACTTTTTGCCCTCGTTTTCAAAAAAAGCGAATGAAAACTCTTTCCATAACCACTCCTTTGTGAGTACTGTTGGAACCGGCTCAACTAATCTGTTAAGGTTATTGAAATAATCGTTTACAGCCTCGATTTTAATCGGTTTGAGCCATTTATCCTCGTAGTCTTGAATTTGCTTTTCGGCTTCAGCAACGGAAATGCCTTTTAGTTTTCTAAATTCTACCATTTGCTCGGCTGTCATTTCGTTAAATTTATATAACTTTAGGCTTTCGTACTTGTGGCGTCCTATTACTTCGTTTTCTTTTAGTGATTTTAGTATGTTGTCCATTGGTTTATTTTTTTAATCTTGTATTTTCGTTTATTGTTTTATATGGCGTGTAAACGCAATGCGTTTGCATGGATGTTAGTGGCAAGTGCTATCTGACACCTCAAAATAGTATTGCTCGCCATCTCGACTAAAATCATTATGCCTATCATTTCTACCAGCGTTATGTGCATCAACTATTTGTTTCATTTCTCTTTCAACTAATTTAGGAATATTTTTATCCAACCACGTTTCAAATTCATCTTCCGAAACTTCGCAATACATTTTTACAATTTCTTGTGCTACTAACATAATTCTCGTTATTAAACCGCACCAGCCACTAACAGCGGTTTTGCGCCACCGCTGTACAGTTGGTGCGCTGTTATTAAGTTTATCTAAAGCGGCAGCGCAAAGCCGCAAAACGTTATCGGCAAGCGTAAGCAGCCCATTGCTCAGCCATAGCATCAGCAACACCCTGAAAAAACTTGCTTCTTTTTTTACTTCCATTTGCAAATGTTTTGCCTTTATAATTTGGTTTATCTAATCTGCCACCACCACCATTTATATAAGGTTGATACTCTTTTGCGTGAGTAACATTTTCATCAAATAAGTTTGGAGTTGCATTATGGTAAAGTGGTGGCAAGTTCTTTAACCATAAGCAAGTTTTTTTTGAATATCCATCGCCAAACATATACGGTTGAATTATCTGTGAGTATTTAGGCAATCCAATAATGTTCATCGGCATAGGGTTTTCAATAGCTACGTGCTTACAATCTAAATTATAAAACAACATAAAAAACTCTTTTGCTTCCATTGCTTTTTGGTATCTATCTTCATCAATAATTCCTTTCTTTGGGTACATTCTTACAGCTCCGCCATTTGTCATATAAGTACAAGGTGGAAAAGCAATTACAATATCCCAATGTTGTTTTAATAATTTAGTTACATCGCCAGTATAATGCCATTCAGGGTGTCCGCCTGAACATTCTTGAATATCGCAACTATATGCTTCGTGTCCTAATTTCCTAAATGCTTTTGTTACTGTTTGGCTTTCCTCACAAGCTAATAGAACCCGAAGAACGCCAGCCGATAACACGTGCTTTGCAAAAGGCAAGGCATTTGTGGTATCATCAACATTTGTATTTCTAATCATATTTAGTAGTTATTTGAAAATTTGTACTTCTAATCCTTGCCCTTCGCAAAGCACCATACGTTAGGCGATATTTTTAGACACCACCGTAAACTCACATCGCCTTTTAGCAAAAGTTCTTTTACCACATTTAATTGTATAAACTCCACCAGTATATGATAGTGTTCCGTTTTTATGTTGCTTTCTATATCCAATTATTACTCCTTTTGCTAAAAAACAATGCTTTGATGAACGTACCCAATACTCTACATTGTAACCGACAAGTTCAATACCTCCCGATGGTAAAACATCGCCTAACAGCGATTTTGCCGCAGGCGGGGTTTCGTGGTTAATTGTTATTTTCGTTTCCATATTTAAAAATTTACTAAGTTGATAAATTCGTTTCCAAAAGTCCCGCCCGACAGCAAAGCCGCAAAACGTTACCTGCTATGCTGTGACAACAGCTCCGACAATTCACGAAGCTGGTTAGCGTGTTCAGGTTTTAATATAAATTCATCCCATTGCCCATATCTGCATTTATAACCAAATATGTATTTTAAACCAGCTTTTAATCTTCTCCAAAAGCCGTTTTTTACCAAGTGAATATGGCAATAGGTTAAGTTATCTTCATTGTCGTGTTCAATGATAATTTGATGTTCACGGCTACTGCAATCGCAAATAAGCACAGCAGGTAACATCGGTTTGGCAAAATTGCCGTTTTGTTCTTCGTTTGACATTTTATTTTAAGTTTAAAAATTTCGTTATTTAAGACGTTTTGTGTTCGGCAACGTCGCCAAGCCGAGAACCGTTAACCGCTATTTAAACGGAACTCGGTGTATAACTATATTTTCGTGAGTTATCGGAAATGGTTTCATTTTCAAACTATGATATGGAAATCCTTTAGCTTCACACATTTTCTTAAAATTTCCGAATACTTCTACTTCTTCGGAAATTACCACTATTACATTTTTTCGTTGCATATTATCTTTTGTTATATTCTTCTCTTGAAGTGTATTTTTTAATTTCATCTAAAGAAACTTCTTTTAACTCTCCTTTTGCTTTATAAATAGTAATTTCTTCATCGTTATCATTTACATAAGTTTCATAAAAAACAATATCAGTTAAAATAATATTTTTAGTAGATAAATAAGTTTCTCCAAAACCGCCGTTTTGTTTCCAATCGTGAGAAAGAAAATCGAATTTACCAACTGCTTCTAAATTTTCTTGGTCATTTAAACCAGCATCAATATCACAAGAAAACTCAGCAACATCACAAAAAGAAGCATTATCTAAAGTAATTTCAAAAACAACATCCTCACCATAAACATAATTTTCAACAATGTTTAAATCACCAAAAAAAGAACCAGCATATATTTCAGTAATGTTTTTATTTTGAGCTCTGTAAAGTTTCATAATTTCTATTTGTTTATTATTATGGTGTAAAGATACGACTTATTTTTACATACACAAACTTTTTTAGAAATTTTTTAAAATAATTACAATTTAGTAAAATAAACAGCGGTTAACAGCGTTTTGGAGCAAGCGGATTCAGTCTTTAATTCAATCATCAGTTTGTGTCTTTATTTTTGGGTTATTAATTCAATTATTCGGTGTACTTTTTCCGCCTGCACCAAGACGCATAACGTTAGTGGCAAGGCTAAACGACCTCCGAAATAGCATCTATAGCATTTTCAATTTCTAACTTACCGTTTTCAATAGCTTCAATGCCTCTGTCAAAACTATCCAACAACGATTCTAAATCATCATACAATTCACGCAATACATCTCTTTCTTTTGCTATTTTTTCTTTTGCCTTTTCAATTTTAGACAATACTGCTTTTAATTCTTTTGTGTTCATTTCTTTTTGATTTGTGAGAAGCCCTACCTATAACAGCAAGTAAGCAATATGGCGGGTTCTCGGTTAATATTTTAGTTTAGTATTTCATAATTTAATTTCGTGTAAAAAGACAGTTTGGTGTTCCATAAGCCCGCCAAATCGCCTACTTGCAAAACGTTAGCAAACAGGCTAAATAAGCCGCTTCCCTGTGATAGTTTTGTACAATCCTCGGAGTTTATAAACTTTATCCGTATTGATTTTAATGTAATCCGTTCCAATACGCAACTCACACGAAGTTTCAAACAGCTTGTAATTTTCGCCATCTTCGGTTTTATAGCCGTAGCACACTTCAATTGCCGCATCTTCATCACCAAGTTGTTTTTCGTACTGTACATATTTGAGAGTATAAAACTTATCGTCTTTCCCATCTTTGTCGAGCCATTCTTTACGATTGAATTTAAGTTGTTGAAACTGCCATTCATCATCAAAAAAAGCCCGATTTGCTAACACGCCATATACTCCATTGGCGGTTTCGTGGGTATTCGTAACAGCAGTTTGGCAAGATGCGGGGTTCGGTGGTAAATTCAACATTTTTTATAAATTTTAAATTATTAATTATTTCTTTAGTCGTGTTTCTACAAAATGTGGTGGTGTCGGTTTATCTCCTAAAATCCATTTTGAATTAAACCCTTGCCAACTATTACCAACGATTATTTTTAGTAATTCGTTTTTATCTTTTTTTGTTTTTTCGATTTCTTTAATGAAATTATCAAATGCCGTTTTAGTGTTTGATGCTCGTTTGGTTTTTCTTACTATTAGCCAATCGGTTACTAGTTGTTTTTCAAAACCGTAATTTATTAAAGATTTTTCAAAATTGAAATTTTCGGGTTTTTCTTTAATATTACCTAAACCATTACCTTCTTCTTTTACCATTACCATTACCTTAGCCCCTTGTGAAGGAGCTAGGCAAGCCCCTTGAATTTCTTTTTTATTATCTAAATTATTATTTAAAAAATAAATACCATCACCAGACGAAAGTACGAAATTATTTTCAATTAATTCAGGTAAAAAGTTTTTATGCGCTTTGTTGTTTTCGCTTAGTGTACCGCCGTGCTGAATCTTTATAAAGTTTTTTAAAAACCATTTTTGACCGTTGTTAAATTCAACGATTTTTTCTTTAAAAATTTCGTAAATTTCAGCATCTGAAACACTATCCGATATTCCACATCTAAGTTTGGCAATATCAAGTTCCTTTTGCCAAATACCTACATTATTACATTCTAAAAATAAGTAGATATATAGCCCCTTGTATGGACCTTGTAAGCCCCTTACAAAAGGGTCTTTAAAAAAGTCTGTATCTATAAATCTTTTTGCCATTTTACTATTCGATTATGTTAAGATTTGCAAATTCTCCATGCATTTTATTAGCCCACTCATTGTATGCTAATGCAGCATCTTTTTCTACATTAAAATCACCAATATGCTTATATTTTCCTTTTTTTGTTAAAATTGTTTTCATGTTGTTAAAATAAAAAACACCCAAACCGACATAGCCCTTCTCACTGGCATTTGTTCGATTTGAGTGTTTATATAAATTTTTAATAACATTGTGAGAAGTATTAATTGGTTACAAATATACTACTATTTTTTTAATCCGCAACTATATTGAAATATTTTTTACTGAAAATTTTGTTGTTGAAGTTTTAACCGTTTGTTTTCCTGATATAAATCATAGATTATTGAATCTCTAACTTTTATTTGGTAGGTTAGTGAGTCGGTTTTTGTTGGTTGTTTACTTTCATTTTTTATTCCTTTAATGAATTTTGGGAACTCAAAAATAAGAAAGTAGATGCAGAAAATAGTTAATAATATTGTTAATATTATTTCGGCTCGTGTTTTAAGTTTTGTTTTTTTCATTTTATTTATGTGATTTGTTTAAAATAATGTGTCCTAACACCAAACCCATCAGATTTAAAATATTTAAAATCAAAATTTGATTTTAAATATTTAAATTGATTCAATGTTATACTATGCTTTTTAACGTTGCTTTGATTTCTTAACTCGTAACATACTCTTTTATTATATTGAACTTCTACAATAAAATCATTTTCTTTTATTTCTTGTTTTAATTCTTTTATGTTCATTGTTTATTTTGATTTATTTATTAATTCGTACAATTCAATGGCGTTTTTTCGTTCCGTAGGATCTAAAATGTGGTTTATATAGGTAATCTTATTGCCGTGCTTATTTACACCTCTTAAAACCTCGCTTTTGAGTTTTAGCTTATATATTAAAACTAAGTTACTTATTCGGGTTCTGAAACCGCTAAGATACGGAAAATCCTCGATTGATGCCTCGCCTTTTAAAATTAAGGTTTGTAATACTTCGGCTGTTGTTGTTTTTGGTATGTTCATTTTTCTTTGTTTTTACGTATTTTATTAATTTTCGATTCGTATTTTTTTGGTAGTAAATTTTCATTTACGTAGGTTTTTTCATCCTCTGTAAGTTCATGGTCGGCAAAGACTTTATTATCGTTTAAATTTAGTTTTACTTCTACTCCGTTTTCTCGGAATATAAAGAATGTGTTTTCATCGTTTAGTGAATCTATGCAAGTCATATCTAATCTAATTTATCGGATTCCCATCTATTATTTTCCGGTTAAAACTAATTCACGGTTAAACATTTTTGCTAATTTTTTGCCGTAATTATTATACCATTTTATTGCTTTTCGTTTGGTTTTGAAATAACCGCTGTAAGGGTGATTATCTACTCTGTATTGGTAGTTTGTTTTTTTCATTTTGTTTGTGGTTATAAACTTATTATTTTGTACCCAAAGTTTTTAATCATATCATCAAATGTAATTCTACCCATTCTTTGTAATGAATTATGCTTAAACCATAAATATTTTTCAGTACATCTTTTTATAATTACTTGAGTAGGTACGTTCATTTTTTCAGGTGAGTAGTCTAATCGTATTTCAACTATTGAGCCTTTTTTTAAATCTGATGCGTTCATTTTGTTTGGTATTAAATTAATATCTATTATTTGATGAGGCTAAGATACGGCGACTTAATTTACCCACCAAAATTTTAACACTTATTTAACACAATTTAACATTTAGATATTGAAAACGCAAAATTCAGGTTCATAAATTCCAAGTTCTAAATTTATCTCATTCCTTAATTCAATTCTTTTGCTTAGTTCGTTAATGGATTGCGTTTTTTTAAGACGTAAGGAGACTTTTGAAGCGGTTTGATATAATTCCTTATATTCTTTTTTTGATAGGTTTAAGGCTTTTATTTGACGTAATTCAGAAACGAAGTCAAAGTATTTATGTCCGTACTCTTTTTGTAAACCCTCTCGAAGTAAACCATCATCATTTTGAAAGTGGTTTGATTGTGCTGATTGACGATGTACGTTGTGTAGGTTAAATCTGATTGTGTCATTGGATCCAACTGAATAAACATGACCTCCGTGTAATTGTTTTGGGTAATAATTCCTTGCTAAGCATGGCTGTCCGTAGTCAATTAGTCTAACTATTAGATTGATTTCTTTTTGCAAGTCGTTTTTCCAATCGGACAAAGTTTTGGTTTTTTCTTTTCGCTCTTTCCATTCTTTTTTTTCTTTTTGCTCAACTATCTTTTTTCCTTTTATAGTTGATTTTTCCAAAAGTTCATTACCTGAATCTGTTGTATATAACCAAGTTCCGAAGCATTTACTACAAAGACCGAAGCGGTGAATGTATTTTGATTCACCGCATCCGTGTCCTATTGCTTTGTTTGTACCTTTGCAGATTTTGGGTTTTACTTGCATGAATAAAAAAATATTTACCCATATATGAGTTTCTTTTCATATTGCAACTCATTAAGTAACTCATAAGATCCAGACCTTGTCTTTGTTAAATATAAAAGTTTTTTAACGTTTTGTTTATTTTTAATTTCTTGTTTTTTCATTTTATTATTATTTTTAATTACATAAAACTTTCCAAATTATCCAGTATATCTTGCTTTTCAAAGTTGAAATACTGACATATCACATCTATAGTTCGATTATAAAGGTCGTCAAAGTCGGATTGTGTCATTGATGCAAAACTTATGCTTTTCGCTTCTCGAATGACTTCTCCTTGAAAATTTGCACGTTCATTGTAGAAACCCGCTTCAATTGTCAAATCTCGCCTTAGTTCCTCCATATCCTTATAACGCTCTTGATTGTCAAAAAGCATTTTAACAAGTGCGAAATACTTTTTATGGAACTTTAGGTTTCTCGGTTGCTTAATTTCACATTCGTAAACTTCTCCAACTTTTACCTTTTTTAATCTTTCGTAGTCGCTATCGTAGGCTACTTTGAAACTATTATTTAACTGTTTAACTAGGTATATTTTCATATTTTAGAATGGTAACTAAAAAGGTAAACCATCGTCCGTGTCCATTGGGTGTCCTTGTGGTGTTTCTTTTACAACCTTATCAGCTACCGTAATTTTTCCATCAGTCCAAAATACCTTACCGTTACCCGTGTAAAAGCGTTGTGTTTTCGCTTCTCTTTGTTCTTTGGTTTGGCTTACATACGTTGATACGTTTTGCCCCCATTCGTTTGTTGTGTCCGATAAAGATACGTCAATTGATATACCTTTTTCGGCTTTCTTTTTTAGTGTTAAAACTAATGTTTCTAAAGTTTCTAACTTTAGATAAATAGATGCTAATGCGCTCATTTGAAATTGTTTTTAATTGTTTGAAAAATTTGTCCCGCATCTTTTATTTTGTCAATTGCGGATTGATTGCGGTGTATCCGAAATTTTATAACTTCGTTTTCTTTGATTTCACGTAAATAGTTTACGTCATCTTCATAACTCATTACTGCCAAAAATACAAGGTTGCAACTTTGTAAACCGGTTGTGTACAATTGCTCTTGAATTTGATTGTAGTACGTTTTGAAGTCTTTTTGTATTTTGACTTGTAAATCTTCTTCAGAAAGCACTTGCATCGGTTGGATTAATTCAACAAAATCAGTAAACCAAATCGTTTTCAATTCGTCAAAGTCCACAATGTTACCTCCGTTTATCTTTGCAAAGTCCAAAGAAGAAGAAAATACATCCATTTCTTTAGAATGACTTTTCACTTGTGGGTAATAGTCATCAGATAAGGTTAATATGTATTTTTCCTCTAAGATTGCACCAGTACGCAAAGCATCAATAGGGCTTGCTAAGGCGTTGTAATATGGTGCGGTGTCGCTCACAAACTTTCTAAAAAGGTCTTGATAGCCTTTTGTTTCTTTTCCCATTAAAAGAGATTTGACATCTCCAGAACCTATGTATAAATTCATATTTTTATTTTTTAATAAGATGATTTGTGCAATATTCCTTTTTTAAATGGTAATTCTCGAATAACCAACTTGTCATATACCATATTTTTATCCCCATTTAAACCCCAAATATATACATAACCATCATATTCGTGTTTGTAATAATTGCTATTTGTTTCCCTAAGGTATTTAAAAACTTCTTCTTCATTTTCTGCAATAACTACCACGGTTGTTGTGTCATGTCTAACTTCAAATATTTTCATCTTAAATAAGGTTTTTTTGTTTGTACGATTTGTAGATAGTTTCAACTTGCTTTTCGGTCAAGTCGTCCAATGTACCAACGTTAAAATGTTTTAGCATTTCTTGAAGTACTTTTGTGTTTAGGTTCAAGTAATTTTCAACAGCGACCTTTTTATCGTTTGGTGTTTTTGCGGTTTCGGTTTCTTTTGACTTTTCAGCATCAGGGTCTTGTCCGGTTGCAATTTTGTAGGCGTTTAATAATCCGTATTTTCTTGCGTAAGTTGATGCTTTACCAAACCCTTTATCTCCAGTATCAATTCCTTTTCCGAAACTTTCAATATCTATAAAATCGGAACTTTCTAAATCTTGAATGCGGATAGTCATTTTAATATTATCCACGTATGTAAGGTTTTCCCTATTTTCTTTGTTTACGGTTCTTACAATTTCGCTGTTTACAAGTTCTTGTTTAACTGGGATTGAAACAAGTTTGTGTTTTGTTTCTGCATCTTTTACAGCCAAAACCACGTCCAAATCTCCAACGGCTTTATAACCGTAGTTACCGCTACCTACTTGCAAATTCTTTTCAATGTTTCGTATCTCATTTGATACGGCTTGAATTTTTTGATATAAATTCAATTTTACTTCGGGTTGTTTTGTTTCTGACATTTTAATTTGGTTTTAAATTATTGTGCTAAGGTACTAATTTTATTTTGATTACGCAAACAAATTTCTATTTATTTACTAGTTTCCCTTTTGAGTTTAGTTTCATTTCCGCAGATACATTTGCATCAAAATCTGTTTTAACTCTTAATTGAAACAGTCTATCTTTGTAGTTTGTTTCATTGCATCCGCTTGCGTAAAGTTCCCATTTGTAAACCCTTAATCCGTTTCTATAAAAGATAATATCTTGTGGTAATACATCTCTAAATTTTTTAAAATTAGATGCCAGAACTTCGTTGTTTAGGTCGCAAATGTGTTTATACTCCTCCTCGGTCATTAACTCTAATTCCTTACTACTTTTTTTGTAAAATTCGTTTAATATCGTTTGTTGCTCTTGTGTCATTTTGTTGATTTTAGATATTTAAAAAATTTGTTAAAAATTACTTTTGCTTCGATATTGCAATCGGCATATTTTTTACCTCCGAAAGTCCAATATCCGTCTTTGACTTCAAAGGCTTTTGGGTTTTTGTCGTGTATCATAACTTTAGTATTGTTTTAAAAATTTGTTTTCTTAATTTTCTACGTTCTTTTTTTTCTTCAAAGTTTAAAGAACCCGTCAAATGTTTAACATCTTTGAAACTTTTGTATTTTTCGATTTTAGCTTTTAGGTTCGCTAGTTTTTCCTTGTGAATCACTGTATCGTTCATATCTTAATTATTAAAGTTATTAACTGCTTTACTTTCGATTTCTTCCAAATCGTAGCTACTAAATAACGCTAATATATTGATATTGGAATCAATTAAGGTTATTTCTTCTACGTCAAATGTGGCGGGTGAATAAGGTGTGCCACTTCCATCTTGGTCGTAATACGTGCCTTGTTCTTCTTTTGTGTAAACTCCGACAAGTTCGAGTTCAATACCGTTGTGTGTGATTGTTGTGGTTGTTTTCATTTTATTTAAATCTTTATTTTATATTATTTTTTAAAAAATCAATTTCCTTTAAAAGTTCATCTAAAGATAAATTTTGTTTTGGCTTTATATTTCTATTTTTACACATAATTGTATAATAAGTGGAAACATTAGCTTTTACGTTTCTCAAATACTTTGTATTCCCATTTTCGCTATTGCTTTTTAGAATTTCACTTAATGCCATATAAAAGTAATAGACAATAAATATTAAAACCGATATTATAATTATTAATCCCATTGTTTTTTTGTTTAAATTATTTTACCACAGCCTACATGAATCGTCACTATATTTTCTCATTGTAAGTTTGTCACCGAAATTGTTCACATATTCTATTTCTCCATAAATATATGATGATATTTTAAAACCATTTTCCATTAAAAATGATTTAGCTTCTTTGATTGTATCATAATATCCCATTCTAAAAAGTTTTAAATTAATATTTGTTGTTTGATGAAGTAAAAGTACATATTTCCTATTTACCGGCAATGTGAAAATCTGACTTTAACAAAACTTTAACACTTTTAATAAAAAAGACCGCCAACAGAATGCCGACGGTCCAAAACCAAATATAAAATGAAACAAACAGTTTTATCTTATCATTTCAAAGGAAATAGTGTTTCTAGCCACCTCCCCGAAGTCTTTATGATAAGTTATTACTTTACTATCTCGACCACTAATCCAACCACCACGAGAGGCGTATGCGTCCCTACTCGCTAAGGTTCTATGTCGCTCAATAATCATTAAATTACTTTCCCTTACTTGTTGGTTGTGTAGGTGTCCCGTGTGCGCATAAACAAATTTACTTTCTCCAAACTCTTTTTTAAATTTAGCAACCAAAACACTATCCAAATCGTTTAATTTTTTTAAATGTCCGTGATGAAAAAATAATGCAACCTTACCAAATTTTACGCAATAATACGGATCCGGATTTGTGTCTATCGTTACCCTTGTTTCAAGTTCATAAAATGCGCTAAACAGTTCACGAAGCCAAATTGATGAAGCCTCATCGTGATTGCCCTCTGCCATTATCAGATGAACGGTTTTATACTTGTCCAATAGCATTGAAACAATTTGTCTAATTAACCGGATTGATGTTCTTACTAATTTTGTAAACCTTGTATCAGCGTCCAATACGTTTCGATTGTTTGGTGTAACCGCATCCATTCCGTCCCAGTGTAAAAAGTCCCCAATATTAGCAAATATACAACTTTCTGCCTTTGGTGATAATTCGATTGAGGTCTTAAAAAAGTTCAATAACGTTTTTTCAGCTATTTTCAAGTCCCAATTATCTCCGCTTTCTTCATCCCAAGCCATCATTCCTAAGTGAAAGTCTGTTAAAGTGTATTGATTTATAAGGTTTTCGTTTAACTGTTTTGGCTCGTAAATTGTTGGCTCAATAGGTTTAATTTCGCTTTTAAACTCGTCAATTACTTCCTGAATAGCTATTAATACGTTGCTGTTTTTAACAAAGTAAGAGCCGTCTTTTGTCTTAATCCAACCGTGTTTGAAGTCCTCACTTGAAATACCCCTTTCGTTTAATTCCTTACCAACTTGTGATTGAGTTGTTATTACTTTTCGCACATACTTTCTGAATCCTCCGTTGTTTAAATCGTGCTTTTTAGATAGAATGTTTGCGGTTGTCCGTATCTTAAAATCATTTTCTTTTGCAATTTGTATTATTTCATCTCTGTAAATTTCGTATTTTGATACTATCATTTGGTTTGTTTTATTTTACAAAGTTAGTTTAATTTTTAATCACTTTTACAAAAATTCGTTAATATTGTGAGTATCGAGATTTGTGTATGTATGTATCAACTTACGCAAATCATTTCCACATGAAAAAGCCATCTTTTTACGGTTTTCAATATCCATTTTGTCGTAGTTTTGGTTATCAAAAAGTTTATCCATTAAAGCGGTTTGAAATATTATTATTGTGTTCATAAAATCACGATTTGTGAAGTTTGGTTTTTTGCCGTTTTGATCCAAATAATCGTTGGCTATATATTCTAATATTCTTTCGTGTTTTGTCATACGTTTGTTAACTCTTTTAATTCATCCTCAATTAAAGAAAAAAATACATCCAATGCATCCTCATAATCTTTTATGGTTCCTTGTTCTTTTCGGAACTCAAATTCATCCCTTGCTCTTTTACTTAAGTTGTGTTTAATTTCAAAAAGTAAAGAAGCCATTTTGTCTGCATTTACAAAATTATCAAATTCTTGTTGATTTTCTGGTATATCTAATATTATTTTTACTTTCATTTTATAAGGTTTTAGGCTTATAATTGGTAATTATAAGGTTTATTTTATGTACTTGGACAATGTGTCTATGTTATTGTCCAAGTCTATTGTGTAAAAAACTTGACAATTTAATTATTTTTGTTTTTTTTCTACATATTTATTTTTTATGTAAACGCAATTGAGTTGCGTTTACAGGATTGTTATGTGCCATTAAGTAGACACTCATCGGCAATAATTTGAAAAAGGCGAATAGCCTCCGACAACTCGTTACTCATTTCATCACTTTCTTTTGCCCATCCAGCGTATTTGTTTTCAACAGAATTTCCTTCTTTGTCTTTATGCAACCCTAACGCAGCTCCTGAAATTATGCTTAATCTTGGTTTCGCCTTTTTCAAATTTTCCATAGCCATACGGAAAACTATTTCTTGACTTTTATTCATACTTCATCATTTAACGGCACATAACAAGGGTTTTGCTTAATAGCCCTATCAAGTGTCGTGGTTAATTTTAAGTTTTTACTAAGGGCTACTACGCAAAGCCCCGATACGTTATGCGTCACCTTGCAGACGCTCCAAAACATAATCCTTTACTATTTTTTTAATCGGTTCGACAAATTCGACACGAACACGAAAGGAAATAGTTTTCGTTTCATAGTCGGCTTTTTTGCGACCAGAACCTTTTCGTTTACCGCCTTTTTTTACTTCCATATTAATAAATGGCTTCCGTTATCAATTACATTCATTAACTCATCTTGATTATCTTTTGCATAAAGAAAATCACGACTTTCTTTGTTTGTCATTTCATCAGCACCAATTACCGTGTATTTTTCAGTTTCAAATAAAACTTTTCTAATTTCTCTAATTGTCATTTGATTTTTCATTTTGTTTGTTTTTAATTATAGTACAAATATACAACCCATTATTGATATATGCAAACATTTTTCAAAGTATTTTTGATTTATTTTAAAATAGTTTTCTAACTCATTGAAAATCAACACTAAAAAATAAGGCGAACGCATAATAAAGTATTGGCAAAAAAGCGGTTTTAGTGCTTCGTATGAACATTTGTATTGGCATCAACAGTAGTTCTTTGTATCAACTTTAGTGGTAAAAGTCCGCTTCTTCGCCAATACTCGACCGTTAGCGGATATAGTTACGAAACCGTTTCAAAATGAAATTTCACTTCTATATCATTTTCAGAAACTAATCCATATTTTTTAGCAAATTTGTATTGCGTTGAATATTGATTTAAAGAGTTTACAAATTGTTTTATGTTTTCTCGAAACTGTTCCAATGTGTATGAGTTTTTTTGAATATTGCAACTCGGACAACTCGGATTATAATTTTGTAAATTTTCATTTTCTGGATTTCTACAAATTCCGTTAGTTTCAAATCTTTGTTTATTTTTATTGTAGATAAAATCTCTAACTATTGGCTCAATATGGTCTGCGTGCCATCCTTTTGTAAGCTCACAACCGCAATAAGCACACTTTCCATCGTACTTATTAAATATTAATTCTCTGTCTGTTTTCTTCATAAAATTTAGTTTTAATAAACCACTACATCCGCTAATCAAGTTTCATCTCATCAAAAGCCTTGAATAATTCTACTTGGCAATATACACTTCCAAATCCCCTACCTAAGTAAGTATTTAAGTTGTGAAATATACCTATGAAATTTTCTTCACCATTTCCAAGTATAGGCTCATAGTATCTATAAAACAGCTTTACGTGTGGGATATTATTACCATTACATTCTGCTTTTAATTCCATTAGTTCAAAATCTTCGGGTTTACCTGCTGCTAAAAAAGCTATTTTCTTTGCTTCTTCCCATTTTATATCGTCTATGTAACGGCTTTTGGGATTTTCTTTTTTCCAATCCATTTAATTGTTGTTTAAATGCCCACCCTAAAAGATTTTTTAAACTATCCCATAACACGGGTTTGGCAAAATGCCGCAGGACAGTTAGTGCTAAAATTCAAGTTTCGAGTAGCGGCACTTCGCCAAGCCCGAAACCGTACGTCGATATACTTACTTCTTTTTCTCCACATATTTAACCGTAACCGTTCCGCAGTTATTCAAGATATTCGTTTTAAACACTTTTTTACCTATTCCGATACCTAGTATCTTTTTTCTTTTCCAACTCCTTACGATGTCTATTGTGTCGGTATATTGCCTATTATCTATTACAGTTTTCAAAGTATCATTGTCAAAAGAAACAAACCCCGAAACTGTCAAACATTCCGTTTTATCTTGGAATGGAAACTTCAGGGATTTGTTTTGTTTTATGGCTGTCAAAATAGGATCAAGGTCTATTTCATTGGATGAAGTGTCACGATATTCGATTGTGTTTGTGATTATCCTTTCAACTTGCTTAGGTTTGATGCTTAGATTTTCCAATCGTTCTAATAATTTGGAATTATGATTGATGTAATCTTTCATTTCATCCCTTGTCAATTTGAGTTCCATGTTTCTTAAACTATCGAATTTTATATAGTTTTGGACATTGTTTTTCTCGGTTGCTGCCAATTCTTTGAAATATAATCGGCTTTGGAAAAGGTAAATTATTACTCCGAAAATTAGAATGTAAAATGCTATTTTGTATTGTAATTTCATTTTAATTGTGTTTAATTGTTTATTTTTTACCTTTCAATGCTTCATTAATAGATTCAATTATTGATTTATAAAGTCTTCTATGTGTTATTTTAAAAGATTCTATATTCCATTTAATCATATTTTTTTTAGCGCAATTGTTAAATATTTCTTTTGATTTTTCCATTTGTTTGTTTGTGTTAATTTTTCAAATAGTTCTCTCGATTCTTTTAGTAGTTTTGTCGTCAATTCTAACTCGCCTATCAGTTGCTAAATTTCTTTTTTGAGTTTCATTTTGTTTGGTTTTTAAGTTATTAATTAAGTTTTAAAAAGCAAATTTACAAAAAATAATTGATTTGAATGCAATGCTTTAAACTTTAACATTTATTTAACAAAAAAGCCGATAAAATTAATCTATCGGCTCAAACCATTTCAACGCTCTATCTCCCAATGTTTGTTGATGGGTTTAATTTTTATATGATAAATACCCATTGTATATGCTTTTTATCAATTCTATATCAAATGAATTAAAATCTAAATCCAAATCCTTACCTTCTCTTTTTAGTGAACGGCAATGGTCTGAAATTCTTACACAAGTTTCATCATTCCAATTTCCTATTTTAACATATAATGTTCTTGTTGAATTTGATGGTGTTATTGCAAACTTTATTTCATTTGTTGCGCCAATGAAGAAATTACCGTTCCAATTAACCAAATTATCAAATTTTCTTAACTCATTATATACATTTAGGCTTTCTTGTGTTTCTACTCGTGTCATTTTATTTGCTTTTAATTATAGTGTAAAGATACTGCGGTTGTGTATACTACGCAAGTGTTTTACAATATTTAACATAAATTTAACACTTTAAAAGCCGAAAGCCGAAATATAAATCTCGGCTTTCTTTACCTTTTCAACTCTTATATTATGGTTGATAGGCGAATTATATTTGAATATTCGTTCCACTTGTCTTTGTGATTATTCTGATTTCATTTTTACCTACATTCTTAGCTAGTGTATCGATGTGAAACCAATTTGGAGTTATTGAAATATCCTCAACCCGACGCAATCCCAAACCGTGCAATTCTTTTATGTTTGATTTTAGGATTTTATCCATTTTCTTAGGGTCGCTTTTAAAGTCGATTGCAAAACCTAAAAGGTGCGCCGACGTTGGGCTACCTATTTTGCATCTATCTGTCCGTAAACCAGACCATTTGCGTATTGTAGGCTCTTTTTCAATGTATGTAATGATATCTTTTAGGTTTTCGCCGTGTGCCGTTCTTGCTAGATAGACGAACCACCAGTTATTGATGACTAATGCGCCGTATTTTTCCCTAAAGAAGTCTGCGATTGCAAACAACTTTTTATCTATTTTTGATAGTCCGTTGTCGGATTCGTTGAAATATGTGTAAACATCGACGAATTCGTCCAAAAAAAAGTACTTACTTACCGGTATTCTGTCCATTGTGTAATTTCTTATAGTTATCGAATTGTTCTTTTAATGTTGTGTACGACTTTTTAAGATTGTCGTATGCCTTTTGCAAACTATTGTATTTCTTTGAAAGGTCTGTGTAATTCTTAGTATCGTTCTCGAGTGTTGATTGCATTCCGGCTACCGTTCCGCTTAATTTAGATACTTGTGTTTGTAACCCCTCAACTAACTTTTGTATATCGTTACGCTCAACTTTTAGATCATAATTTTGTTTACGTAAATCATTGTTTTCAGTCAATAATACCTCGAACTCTTTATTGTGTCTATCCGCAAATTTTGCATAGGCTTCATCCATTAAAATAGTGGCGTTTACCTCCTCTTGCTTACCCTTGCCAATTTCCTGATTGGCTATTCCTTTGTTTTTTTTGCGTTCCATAATGTAACCCCAAAAAGACACGCCACCAAGTAGCGAAGTGGCTACTGCTATTATTTCGCTTAAATTCATACAAATAAAATGATTAAAATGGATAATACAGCCACACCGATAATCCAATATAGGATATTGCGATTTGGCTTATGCGCTATTCTTATTCCTTCTCCTTGTATTTTTTTACCTATTTCAGCACGAAATAAAATCATTGCAAAGATTACCACAAAGGCAATTGCAAAGAGTTTAACGTCGCTGATTTCTTTTAAAAAGTTTAGTATTGGTTCCATATTATTTGATTTTATACCCTATTGATAGATAATTTGATATGATTGGCTTATTTATATCCGGTCGGGGATTATAATTGCTAATCACCCCGATTTCGATACTTTTAAAAGTTCGTCTTAACCCAACGTTAATATCGTATGTTAAGAATGAATGATTAAAATACCTATCACCTTTTCTGATTACTGCACCAACGCCAACGTTAGCAAATGCGCTATATTTCCAATTTGTATAAGTTCCAACCTGAACGAATATATCCCTGTATCCGATTGATTCAAAACTCTCGATTTGAATCCCTACGGATACGTTATGTTCCCTCCATTCGATACCGAGTTGCAAATCTGCACTAGGTTTGAAATTAGTTTGCTCACTTCCTAAAATTGCGTTTCTTACATCTGTTGAAAGTGTAATTGTTTGAGAAAAAGACCATATTCCTATCATTAGGAAAATGGTTGTTAGTGTTAGTTTTTTCATGTGTTTTTATAAATTTCTTGATATTTAATTGATGCGTTAAATGCTATTTTATTTGCGTCGGATACTGATAATGTTTCCCAATTACCATTTGTATTTTTCCATTCTATTTTTTTATTTTCCCTTTCACATACCCCGATTAATGAAATAAATTGCGCTAAATAATACTCGTTAAACCAAAAGCTATCTACTACAATACCACTCTTTAAAAGCGTTTCCCTTTCAATCTTTTTTTGTGCTGTTTCGATTTGTTGATTATGCGCTTTAATTTCTTCTTGGGTTGCTGATTCAATCCATTCAGAGCCACTCCAAAATGGGTTTATATAATCTTTATCGTATAAATCAGCTAATTTCCATTCAGACACTAATTCACCGTTTATAACCATATCCAAATGATTGTCAATCCAATCAACAGTATAATTTCCTGATGGTTTATTATTAATTACTCTTGTTTTCATATATTTTCAAATGTTATATACATATTGCCGTAAATTGTATTTGTCAAATCCCCCTTATATAATAAATGCAACGTTTCCAATTCATTTATCACTATGGTTGATACTATGTCTGTGTTAGTTTCGCCTGCAGAAATTATTGAATTATATATAATTTCCTTGTTAACATAGGTATTCAAATTCATTTGAGTAGCTTTTATTAATGCAAACGTACAAGTTTGAGTGATGTTCATTTTTATCTTTATGTTTACTATTTTACATTTATTTTCAAACTTGTAAACACAAGTATTTCTATCTAATACCACGTTATTAATGTCTGACTGACCCGTTGAATCATTGATAACAATATTATTCATATAATATAAATGCTTCATCCATAAATTTACATTTGAACTTCCTACTTGAAAATGTGGTAAATTAAATACAGTGTATTTTGACCTTATGTCACCCAATAAAGCTTGCTTCCAAACACCACCCTGCTCAATTAGAAATTTATCAGTATCATTTAAAGTTGTAGCTTCGGGTGCAACGCTGAAATCTGATAGGGTTAGGTCTTGCCCATTTTGTCCGTCCGTTCCATCAACTCCATTTGTTCCATCCTTGCCATCTTCTCCTTTGTCACCTTTATCGCCTTTGTCACCTTTCCCGCCCTTAAATACATCTACGCTTACAATTAATTGCTTTGAAACAATATCAGCATTTACGGTTTGATTTCCGTTGCTATCAATGTTTACATTGAAAATGTATTGTTTATTTATTATATCTACATTCATTTTTTTACAACTTCTGGCTCAACAATTAACGTACCAAATAATTCAGTAAACTCCTTGCCTATTGGCACTCTTTTAATAAAATAGGTATATGTTTCGGGTGCAAAATAAACAAGTCCATGATGCCATGCTAACTCATTTGTATTTTGTACAAATAATTCAGTAGGGTTGTCAATTGTGTTTAATTTGTAAACGTTTTTTGATGATTGGTTGTTTGGCTTGATGTATAAATAAAATGCATCATTCGTAATATTTAAAGCCACACCCTCCTCGTTATACTTAATTACAGTATCATTTTCTTGTGTGTCGTTGCTTCTTAGTGTAATTATTTCTTCTATTTTTGTCATATTAAGCTGTTAAATAGGTTGTTAATGTTGATATTTTTACTTTTTTAATCTCATAAACACCCTCTGAAATGTATTTTTTTATGATTAGAATGTCATTTCCGCTTAACTCGGTCAATTCTTCTAAATCCTCAATTTTAACCGCATTTGTTTTGATTGCGTTCACGGTGTTGGTTAGTGTACTAATTTTATTTAAAATCTGTTGAAGTAAATTCATTATTCGTATATTTGCGTATGTTTATAATCCTTTTAATTTTAATATCTGTCTATTTTATTGCTAAATACTTGTTTTTAGCCTTGTTTTCGGGTTTTGGAAATTCAGAACCTAAAAATCATACAAATATAACAAATATTAACAATCATTTACATATTTCTGCAGAAGATTTAAACAAATTTATTCAGCAGAAATAAAAGTTTCCGTATCAGCCAATAAACTAGGCAAATCCCATATTGAATCGTTACTCAATCCTATTGTATTTCCGCTTTCTGCCTTTGTCATTGTTGCGGTTAATTTCTGAATGTTTACAAAATCACTTAATCCCTCCAACTCAAACGACTTTTTAGTATATAAAACACCGTTTATTTTTACGTTTTTATGTGACAACGCTAATACTAATTTTCTATTAAGTTCGGTTGTTTGTGGAGTGAATACAAATCTATTAACCTCGTAGTTTTGAACGTCGTAAATTGTAGCTGATTCATCCGTTTTAAACGTTTCGTTTTCATTATCTAGTTCGGGTGTTATGGAAATATACCCAACTCTTATTTTATGCGTCCAATCAGTTATAAAGAAGTCTGTATTTACGTCGTTCCAATACTCTATAAATAAACTTCGTTCAATAGTTGTTGAAATTCGTAATATTTCAGAGTTAAATGTAATACTTCCGAAAATAGTATCTGTACCGTTTATTTGTACGGTATAATCACCCAATAAGGTAGTTGTATCGATTGAAAACTCATATATTTCGTAATTCTCTAAATTGTAAACCGAACCAATAATAATATCACCGGACAATGTGGCTGTTGATATAAATTCAATTTGCCAAGCGTTTACCGTTTCATTAAATGATTTGTTTTCTATCTGATAGAATATTGAATTTATTATTATCCAATTACCAACTTCTGCCCATTCCGGTAATTCGCCCAATAAATCATAAGTCCCCGTAACCGCTTCCGTATCGTAATCATAAATATTACCGCTTACAAAATAAACTCCGTATTTTCCACTATCTAAAGTAACTATTTTTGCATCTCTTTTTTCTTTTAGATCCAAATAATTAGATATTTTTTCAACTAAAAGAGTAGTTTCGTCATCAACTGAATCGATTAACTTTGCGGTATTGGTTGCGTAACTAGATTTGAATTGTGTTTTAATTATGTCCCCAACCTTGAATTGTTGGAATTGCTTATATGGTAAACTTTGTAAAGATTGACAACTTAAAGAGTTCTCATCATTTGCAAAAATAGTTGATTCGTTTACGGTTTCATCCTTTGCATATCGTAAAGCGTTTGACTTGCTTATATGAAAATATGGTGTAGTTGTGGCTTGTGCAACTACTGAAAATTCAATTTCAATTTCGCAATCAAATTGGTCTTTTACATAAAGTGTATAATCCCCGTCTAAAAGGTTTGTAAAAAGTGGCTCACTTTGGTAATCCGTTCCGTTTATTGAATATTCAAGTGTCAAGCCTTGTGTAGTATTTTCAATACTTAAATTTGTTGCTATAGGGTTTGATGCTTGGGTAAGCGTAAACATTGCAGGTAATAACAATGTTGGAACATCTACATAAGTATTAAATGAACCGTTTACTATAATCAATTGTTCATAAGCTAATAACCTCCTATTTAGAGATAAAGCAAAAGTTTCTGCTGGAGGTACAAATATAGGCGTATAAGTTGGTATCGATACAGATATGATTGTATCGTTTGCTGTTAATAAAACACTTATATAATCGCATGTCCCACCGCTTATTTCAGATGTAACATTGAAAGCGTCGTCAATCTCGGTTATAATTGATGTAATCCGTCTACCTGTATTGTTGGATGTTTCCGTTGGCTCTCCATCCGTGAAATACGTTTCACTTGAAAACTCATAACTTGTACCCGTTTGTAAGGTTGTGAATTGTCCTCCTGAATTGTAATCTAATTGAAAGGCATTATTTAGATTTATGATTGTTTGCGCTAATGTTACGCCTTTTGTAACTTGACCAGCTCCCAATCGAACATTGACAAACAACACATCATAATAAAAACCAGTGTCGCCCTCGATAGTTAGTAAGTCGCCAATGTTTACGTTAGCCGTAAAATCTAAATGAATTTTATATGCCATCTTTTAATATTTTAAATGTACCATCATTTTGTTTATACTCAAATAAATAACCCCTTTCAATTTTGTTAAATTCGTTTTCAAATTCTACTAGCCCGTAAACGTTTGGAACGCCCGCTGTATTTCCGTTTATCATTTCGCTAATCTCTTGTGTAATGTCGGCTTTTAGTTCTATCCATTGAGTTCCGTATCTTGCAAAGTCTAAACTTGAATTTAAAATATTTCCATTTTCAGAAACTTCGATACTGTCTTTAGTTGTTTTTAGACTTGAATTTCCTACACTACTTGAATAACGAATGTATTGATCTAAATATCTCACTAATCCCTGTTTGATGTACTTACCGTGTTTTAAAAGTAAACGTATCGGTGTGTACATTAAATTGAATGCGGTTTCGGGTGAAAATACACCCGTCGGGATAATATCTAAATCGTCTGACCATTTTGACACTCTTAAATTAGTTCCGTTTATTTCGGTGTCGATTGCAAATATATCACTATCGTAGGAAGTGTCATCAGTTGGGTAGTTGGCTACTTGTTTGCGTCTTGCAAATTCAATCCCATAACTGTCGGCTCTGTATTTTGAAAGTAAGTCAAGTTTACTCTCAAATCGTGTTATGCAAGTGGTTAGGCTTGTCTTTGTATTGTACTCATCCAATCCCATAGCTTCATCGTAACTGTCGCTTGGCTTCTCGTATCCTACCGTAATGCTAGAAAAATACTTCTCCTTTGCCACGCTTCTTTTTATGTCCGTAACCTTACCTAAATTAATTCCTACAAACTTTTGGTAAAAATAATCTCTACTTTCGATTCTTAAATACTCTGTTTGTCCGATTGTTTCAATTCCGATACCGACACACCCCAAAACATCTAAACTCTCTAAATAGTCTTTTAATGAAGTTGTAAACTTTTTATACAAGTTCGATTCTTGGAAGTTTCTAATCCAGTGACCGTGAGCAAATACCAATTTGCTAACATCTCCACTTGTAAGTAAATCCGATTTTATTCCCGTACCTCCGATTATTTTAACTAATCTATCAGCCAAATTGTAATTTGTGACTGCTTTTGAAAAACTTGAATCATAAAAAGAATCCCGAGTTACCGTAATTCTATAATTAGTAACTTCGTCATTCATTATACATATACCACCTAATGCATTTGGAGACTTTCTCAATGTTAAAATAACCGTAATAAATGCTTCCGGTTCTATTTCTATATTTCGAGTGTCATCTATGTTTATATCAAAATTAAATAAACCGCTCATTGTTTTAACTTCATCATAATAGGTATGAAGTACGCTGGAAACGCCCATTATTGTTTTTACCAAAACAACCGTTACATTCAATGAATTACTTGGCGTTACTGTTTGAAATATCCATTTATAGTTTAATTCCAATCTTACACCTATAGTTATGTTTGTTAAACCCGTGTTATAATAGAAATAATTAGATACACCCATTGGGCTTGTGTACTTTTCTATTATTGAAAAGAAATTATCATCCGAATCAGATATTAATTCCGTTGGAAGTGTGTAATTATCTCCAGTACTACCACTAAAATCAAATGTTTCATTAACAAAATAAGGAGATTCTTTTTTACCAATTTGCGAAACTAAAAGTATGCGCCTACCCTCTAAAAATAGTTTTTCAGTTTCGAGTTCTGGCAAAACAGCACCATCCAAAGTATCTAACCTTTCGATTTCTACTTTTTCGTTTTGACGGGCTTTCATTAAAGTTAGTAAACCGCTTGAGTTGAATTTTACAGTTACTTTTCCGATATCATAAACATACTCGGACAAATCTAATACACCAATATAATCCCTTTGCCAACGGTCAGTAAGTGGATGTCTTGACTTTCTTTCAAGTGTTATCTCGGCGTTAATGTCGTATTGTTCGTA